ACGACGGACTTTATGACGATGCCAACAAAGCATACTTTATGTCAAGGATACCAGAAAGTAGACCTAAATCAGTTATAACATTTATACTACATCAAGCAGATTTCTTAGCTGCCGAAGTAGAGAAACACATACACGCTCCAACTAGAGATATATCTAAGAACTTTACAGCAGCACCTAAAATAAGAGCTCAAGCTAAAGCAAAAACAAAAGCATTAGGAGGTATTAAAAACGACGGACTAAAGGGAGTAATGTCAAATTTTTTCGATGAGTAATCTAGAGATAATATTAGCTGTAAGTGTAGCAGTTAACATACTATTGATATACACTAGCAGGAATCTGCTAAAGAAAAACGAAAAGCAAGAAGACGTTATGGCAGAGTACCTACTCTATATGGATCGTTTATCTAAGACTATTGAATACGCACAAGAAGCGTTGACTAAATTAGATACGAGAGGCATCTTTGAAGCAGACGATGAGATTGGCTGGTTCTTCGGAACTGTTAAGCAACTACAGGGAATGTTAAACAAGTTTAAACTAATTGATGAAGATGGAGCCAGTAAAGAAAAAGAAGAAGAAGTCAAATAACTACTTCACTCACGATACCGAACTTGCAATAAACAGGTATAACGAATCAGAAGACTTTGAAGAGAAGAATCGAATCTACCGAGATGAGATACATTACCCCTTCTTTAAACTCACTCAAAATATAATACATACCTTTAAGTACTACTACACCGAAGAGTCTAATTTAGAAGACCTACAGCACGAAGTAATAACCTTTCTACTTAGTAAACTTCATAAATTTGACGCTACTCACGGAGCAAAGGCTTATTCATACTTCGGAACTATAGCAAAGAGGTACCTAATCGCTTCTAACCAGAAAAACTATAAGAAGAGGCTACAGACAATATCTCTAGAGCATATTAATATGGAGCAAGAAGAAGACTCTAGTATGCATAGAGGAGCAGTAAACCTAGAAGAAAACACACCGGAAGAGTTATTGCTCCAACAGGAAACAGACTTAACTAGGTTTATGGAAGATTATATAGAGTACTGTTCCGAAAACATATATGAACTATTTCCTAAAATAGAACACGCTAAAATTGCTGATGCCATCTTAGAATTATTTAGAAAACGAGATTCAATTACTGTTTTTAATAAGAAAGCACTCTACATTTACATACGGGAAATAACAGACGTAAAAACCTCCAAGATAACAAAAATAGCTAAAGTATTAGGGAATCTATATAAGAAACACTATATATTCTACCTGGAGAACGGATATACAGGCTTCTAAACCTAACTACTTTCTATTTATCAATATAAATAAGGCTAATATCCTATGAGTTTAGATAAAATAGTATTTAAAGATAAAAAATTTGCAGATATACTGGAAGAGATATACAACAACCAGAAGAAAAAAAGTAAGCAAATAACAAGTATGATAAGAGAATTACAACCTCTTATCCAAGATACAGGTGACGCAACTATAATAGTACCCCTTATTAGGGAGTATTTAGATGCAGGTATTAAAAATGACGACCACCTAATCAAAATGGCAACTATCGTACAGAGGATATTAAATACACAAGAAGCTGGAGGAGATTCCTATCTGATTTCAGAAGATGAGATTGAGCAGTTAATGGCTGAAGTTAATAAAATAGAGGAGAATAAAGACTAGTGAAGTTTGAAGTAGCAATAGTAGATGATATCGTTTTAAATAGCGATAGCAAGTTCTTTGCAGATGTAGGACAATGGGACGGTATAGGAGCTATACGTTTTAAGAAAGTAAAAGGTATTGAACGCAGGTCTACTGGAACAGCTTTTCCATACTTCTCAAACCTAACCAACTTCCCACTCCGAAACGAACTAGTATACATATTTAAACTCCCTTCCTCAAAACTACAGGAAAACACAGAGAAAGAAGTATACTACTACCTCACCCCGTTAAACATACAGAACCATCCCAACCATAACGCACTACCGGGTATATTCAACAACGACTACTTACCGGAATCTGAGCAGAGGGATTATAAACAGACAAGCACCGGCGCAACTAAGCAGATAGCAGACGCTAACCCAGACCTAGATTTAGGTAATTACTTCAGGGAAAACGCACAAATAAAACCTTTGAAGAAATTTGAAGGAGATGTAATGATAGAAGGTAGGGTAGGAAACTCAATAAGATTCGGTACTACTGCCATACAAGATGGATCTCCCCTCAACAATTGGTCCGTCGACGGGTACAATGGACAGCCTATTACGATAATAAGAAACGGTCAAGGTGCACAGGGACAAGTAGCTTTTTTACCGACTGAGGAGAATATAAACAACGATAACTCGAGTATATACCTAACAAGCAGTCAACGAATACCTTTAATCCCTAGCAGTGAGAATGATTACTACAGCTACACACAGAAACCGCAAACCGCCGGTAACTACTTTGGAGATCAGATACTCCTAAGCTCCGGTAGACTCTTTTTCAATAGCAGGAGTGATAGTATATTTTTAAGTTCAAAGAAGACAATAAACTTAAACAGTTTAGAGAGTGTAAATATAGACACAGATAACCTTATAGTACAGTCCACCACAATTCACTTAGGAGATAAAGACGCTACTCAACCTGCTCTATACGGACATAAGACAGTGGATATTTTAGAAGACATGCTTACTCTTATAGAAGCACTACTCAAAGCCTCCACTACCGCTATAGCAGGTCCATTTCCAGTACCAGCATTAAACCAAGTAGGGACCTTGAATGTCGGACAAATCAAACAACTTAGGAAACAGCTACGGTACCTACAGTCCGAAACCGTCTTTATTATCTAAAGTACTATGGGAATATCTAAACAAGAAATACTAAAAAATAATAGAACTCTTCTAGCAGCAGAAGGTGCTAAATTAGAAGTTAAACCTAAGATTATATCATTCATACAATCTCAACTTAGAAATTACAGTGCTTTAAAAGGTCAAGCTAAACTAAACCAGCTAATACTAGAGCAAATAAACAAACTACAAAACTTCGCAGCAGAACAACTAGCGGACTTTGCAACACAATATGGAGTCTCAGACATAGAGACAGGGACCCCTAAAGTAACCTTCCCTCTACCGGATACCCCTATCGAAGAATTAAACCTACCAGAAATACCGCCCGAAGCAGGTATAGATACTAAAAAACTAACTCTTAATCCTATCACTCTACCAGTTGCCGAATTAGGAAAAACAACAGACAAAGTACAGGGACAATTTACAGAGCAAGTACTCCCTTACGGTTACGATACATTACCCGATAACCTCAAAGAAGAAGCTACCGCTAAAGCTAAAGACCTCGCTAAACAGTTAGCACTAAACTACATACAAGCTAACAAGCCACCATTCTGCCTCCCTCCCGATACTGCAAAAGCACTCAAGAAAAAACTAAACAACCTATTAGAAGTAGTAGAAACAACAGCAACTGCACTTAACTTTGCATCAGTAGGTTTAAATATAGTAACACAGGTAATAGACGGGACTATACTACTTATACAAGGGCTAAACATCGCTAAGTTAGCAGCCAATCAAGCCGCAAAGCCAATACCTCTACTCCCTGGTATTGTTGTATCATTACTTACCGACTTAGACGATGCTCTAGAAGTAGTAAAAGAGACAGCAACAGGAGACCCTAAAATTGAAAAAGTAAAAGATCAACTGCAGACCGGAGCAAACTATATCGCCATAGCAGCAGTAATTATGGATATAATAGCTAAACTCCTAACTATATTTATAAACCTACTCAAAGCCTGTGGAGAAACTCCAAACGAATTAGGAGAAGAGACTAAGAAGTTTATACAACAAGCAGAAGTACAACAGAGAAGCAATACCAGTCAAAGCTATAACGGTTTCACATTTAATATAGTAGAACAAGTTCTACCTAACGACCCTACAGTAATACGAAAAGTGGCACAAGCATTAAATACAGAAGGTATAGTAGCTCTAGAGTCTGAACCATCCTTCACCCAGAACCCAAAGATACTCATAGAAGAACTAAAACTGATTATCGATAGAGACAACTTAAAAGCATACTAGTAAATATTTATAAAAAAATGAAATCCACAGAATTAAAAAAACTGATCAAAGAGGCGGTTAAAGAAGCAATCGGAGAAGAGATGCGAGACATCCTCTTAGAAGCTGTACGTTCCCCTCATCAACCTATTTATGAAAATCAAGTATCACCTCAAAGCAACACAACACCCACAGTAGATACTGGAGAAGTACGTACTAAATATACAGACGTATTAAACGGAATGCTTAATGAAGATACTCGAAACATGTCTATGAACTCAAGCCATGCTAAGGATTCGCTAAAAGCCCAGGATACACTCCCGCTCCCGGAGCTAATACATCTGCACAAGGCTCTGCCTTACCGGCAGGAGAGGTTGGCATGGACCAAATAATGGGACTTATCAATAAGAGATAATGGCTATAAATGCAACTAGAATATACCCTATAGATAATATCCCAAGTAAAGCGGTAGGTATCTCTATACCTTTCAACGGTCCTGCGGTATTCAAATCTAACTATACTACAAAAGATGCTATTAGAAATAACCTAATAAATCTGCTACTGACCGGACCTAATGAAAGACCTTTCAGACCAGGTTTTGGAGCAGGGTTACAGGCTTTTGTATTTGAGCAACTAGCTCAAGATAACATAGACGGGATAAAAGATTATATAGAAGTTGCAATAGGACAATACTTCCCTGATATACAAGCCACAGTAGAGCTAAGAGCAGATCCAGATCAAAACTCCCTCTATACAGTTATTGACTATACTATAACTAATACTGGAATAACTGACACCATACAATTAAATCTAAACAATGCATAATACTAAAGACATAAAATACTTCAATAGAGACTTTGTAGGGCTTAAAGACCTATTAGTAGATTTTACAAAAACCTACTATCCAAATACCTATAATGACTTCTCTGAAGCATCACCGGGAATGATGCTTATAGAGACTTCCGCATACGTTGGAGATGTTCTTTCGTTTTATTTAGATAACCAGATACAAGAAACCTTTGTACAATACGCAAAGCAGACAGAAAATATCTTTAACTTAGCATACATGTTAGGTTATATTCCCAAAGTTACAAAAACCTCTACAGTAGCAGTAGACGTATATCAACAACTACCTGCCAAACTCTCCGGAGGACTTTACGTACCAGACTACGACTACGCACTATACATAGCAGAAAACACTACTCTACAGAATACACCAGGAGGTATCAACTTTCTAATACAAGATCCTGTAGATTTTGAAGCTTCTAGCTCTTACGACCCTACAGAAGTAACAGTGTATCAAACTAGCGGAGGTAATCCACAGTACTACCTACTCAAGAAGAGTAGGAAAGCAATCTCCTCTACAATCTCAACACAAACCGCAACATTCACTACACCAGAATCATTTAGTACTGTATCAATTACAGATACCAACATTATAAAGGTACTAGATATAGTAGATTCAAACGGTAATGTTTGGTATGAAGTACCTTACCTAGGTCAAGAAATGGTTTATAAACCGTTGAAGAATGTTAATACTAATAATCCTAACACTTACACTGACGCTGACGCACCCTTCCTATTAAACCTAGAGAAGGTAGCGAGGAGATATGTAACACGATTCAGAA